CCTCACTCGGAACAAGATTCACTATCCAAGACTGCGATGGAGTCCGCGTACGAGTGGTACACGTCGGGTCCAAGACAACGACTTCAACCAGGCGGCAAGATCGTACTTGTCATGACGCGTTGGTCGACAAAAGATTTAACAGGCAAACTTATAGCGAATCAAAAAGAACCAAAGTCTGATCAGTGGCACGTGGTCGAATTTCCGGCACTCATGGACCACGGACCAGTGTGGCCAGAGTATTGGAGCAAAGATGAACTGGAAAAGGTCAAAGCAACTCTGCCCGTTGGTAAATGGAATGCACAGTGGATGCAATCACCAACGAGTGAAGAAGGTGCTATTTTAAAACGTGAGTGGTGGAACGTGTACGATAAAGAATACATACCGCCTCTTCAACACGTAATACAATCTTACGATACAGCATTCTTGAAGAAAGAAACAGCTGACTACTCAGCTATTACGACCTGGGGTGTATTTTATCCAACACAAGATTCAGCAGCTAATCTAATATTATTAGATGCTGTTAAAGGAAGATACGAGTTCCCTGAATTAAGGCGCTTGGCCCTCCAACAATATAAATACTGGCAGCCTGAGTCTGTTATCATAGA